GGGGCTGTCCCCGGGCGTCTGCTGTTCGACCGGGGCGCCGATGTCGGCGTCGTCCTGATCGACGGGTTCCTTGGCGGTGTCCGCCATATCGAGCCTCCGCTCCGACCGTGGATCGGTCCGGGCGAGGTCTCAACGGAGCGGGGCTTGACAGGTCAACCGATGCGGCGGCGACGTCGGATCAGGATGACGACCTCGGAGCCGCTCGTCGGCGTCGGCGCAGCGCCACCACCGTTCGTGAACAGCAGCAGGATCACGTGTAGCTCATACCCACGAGCGCATCGTTCGCGGCGACGTTGGTGACGCCGGTGTCCGCCAGGTCGCTGGTCAGCGCGTACGCGATGCCACCGGTGCAGCGGATGCCGTACCCACCGCAGTCGACCGAGAGCGTCTGCCCGGCCGGGACGCGGAACACCTCGATCGGCGTGCCGGCGCCGAGGGTCGGTGCCGAGGCGCTGTTGTAGAGCTTGAAGTACAGCGCATTCGTGGCGTGCAGGTTGGCGATGGTCAGCGAGTTGATGGTGCCGGGCGAGGCCTTCACCAAGACGACGTTCGTCGCCTGCGCGATGCGGTGGTGGTGGCTGCTCGCTCCATGGGCTGCCGCCGGGGTGAGCTGCACGGCGCCGATGGTGTTGGAGCCGGTGTTGAGGCCGACCGCTGCGCTGACCAGCGCGACGGCGCCGCCGATCTGCATGGATGGCGCCGGGATCACGTCGATCAGCGCCGTCGCGCTCATCGTTCCGGACGTGTACGCCGTGGCGCGCACGCGGAGGTAGCGGAAGGAGAGCGGGATCGCGTAGAGGCCGGTACCCGTGCCCGTCGCGCCGGGAACGTTGTTGGCCAGCGAGAGGTTGTGCGCCTGGACGCTGAACCAGTTGGTGTTGTCGTTGCTGCCCTGGAACGTGAACGTCGCGACGAACGTGCCGGCGATCTGCACGCAGGCATAGCGGTAGCCCAGGCAGTCGGTCGCGGCGATGCAGTCGGCGTTGAGGGCGGCGGCGCTGCCGCTCGCCGTCATCGCGGACGGCAGGCGCGTCACGTCAACATCGAGACCGTTCGTGGTGTCGCCTGGCGCGAAGGCGGCAACGCCATCGCCGCCCAGCATGAGCTTGATGAGCTGATACTGGATGCCGGCGACGTCGTCGGTCGCGATGACTGCGCCTGCGCCCGGGGTGACGGCGACGTTGTCGGCCACGTCAGCCGCCGATCAGGGCCTTCGCGGCCTCCCGAGCCTTGGCGATGCGATCCTCGAGACCGATCAGCAGCTCCGCTTCCTTGTCGCTCTTGGCGACCAACTCGGCGAGGCGGGCCTCGGCGGCGGCTGCTCGCGCTTCGGCGTTGGCGGCCTTCTCCGCGATCTGCTCCAGCTCGACGCGGCTGGCGTCGGCGACCTTCGCGGCCTCGGCGCGCGCGGCAGCGACGATGGCCTTGGCGTCCTCCTTCGCCTTCGCCTCGATCGACGCGGCGAGCTGCTTGGCGGCCGCGGTCGCGTCGTCGGTGGCGGCCTCGACCTGGTCGGCGCGCGCCAGCGCCTCGGTCTCCTTGGCGTTGGCGGCGGCGATGCGCGCGTGCGCCTCGGTCTCCGCCTGCTCGAGTGAGCCGAGCTTCTCGAGCGCGGCGCCCAGCTCCGGGAGCCCCTTCATCAGGCGCGCGAGGCGCGATGCCGCTTCGGCGGCGATCTGCAGGTCGTTCATGTCACTTCCTCCGGGCGATCAGGTAGACGACGAGGGCGGTGGTGCCGTCGCCGGCGGTGATGCGCGGGCGGATCAGGCGCGTCAGCTCGGAGACGGCCTCGATCTTCTCCGCGGTGATGTCGAGCGCGTTGCCCTGCGGATCCGTCAGCGTCGCGTAGTCGGCGTCGGCAGGTGCGGCGCTCGGGAGGAGCGATCCCTCGATGCGGGCGTTGCCGCCGGCGCCGAAGGTGCCGCGGACCTGGACGCTGCGGTCGGCGTACGCGGCGCCGTCGAACGGCGTGCCGCTGTCGCCGTTGGCCAGCGCCCAGCTCACCAGGACGCAGTCGCGGTTGGAGGCGCCGGGGGCGAGCGCTTGGACGGTGTAATTGACGACTGCCATGGGTGCCTCAGAGCATCGGTGGTGGTGGTGATGCCGCGCCAGGCTGCGGCGGCGCCTGCTGGCCCGGCGCACCGCCGGCGGCCGCCTGCTGCGCCATGAGCTGCTGCGCCTGCGCGAGCGCCTGCTCGCCGAGCTGCGCGAGAGCGACGAGGGCCTCGGGCGCGAGGACGGACGCATCCTCCTGCATCGCCTGCACGAGCCGGCCGACCAGGTCGTTCGGATCCGGCTTGATGAGGTCCTTGCCCTCCTCGATGCCGAGGAACTTCGCGAGCAGGATGCCGGCGGTGTTCGCATCGACGCGCACGCCGTGCTTGGCCAGCGCGTCCATGAACTTCACCAGGCCGTCGGCGCGCTTCGCGTAATCGAGCTGCTTGTCGAGGGCGACCTCGACGGTGATCTGGAGACCGTCGTAGATCTCCTGGCGCTGCATCGGCTGCGCCGGGTAGAACAGCGCCGCCATCGGCCCGGCGTACCGCACCGCCAGCTCCTGCGGCACGTTGTGCAGGATGAGCTGGGCGATCTTGCCGTAGAGGCGCTTGAGCGCGCGCAGGATGCGTGTCTGGCGGTAGCGGGCGACGGCGTTCGATCCGGCGACCGCGGCGTCGACCTCGGCAGCGAACTCGGCGTTGCCGGTGACGCCGAGCGCCTGCTCGGGCATCATCGCCATCTTGTCCTGCTCGCGGCCGAGCTTCGAGTCGTCGTACTCCTGCGGGTTGAACTCGTGGTTCCCGGCGAGGGGGACGATCGATTCCTTCAGCGTGCCCTTCCCGTTGATCGGGACCGGCACGAAGGTCCACGGCTCGGCCTTCTGGATGTTGGCGATGACCTTGGCGTCGGTGATCGCCGCCGGGTCGTAGGCGAAGCGCGGCTGCCCGTTGCGGCGGCCGTCCTCCTCCTGGCTGCGCAGGCGATTGCGCTGGCGCTGGATCTTGGCCTGCAGTTCGGTGTCGCTGAAGCCGTACATCTGGTCCGGGCGGCGGTTCTCGACGAGGATGACGTACGGCGACATGCCGGTCGGGCCGCACGCGATCGGCTCCTCGACGACGGGGAACTCGACGCCTTCGACGAGCACCAGGCGGGTGTTGGTCTCGTAGTCGTAGATCTCCGCGACCAGGAGCCATTCCTCGGGCGAAGCGACGCTGCCGGGCAGCGCCTGGAGCGCGTGGATCTCGTGCGTGGTGGTGGTGCGGTCCTCGCGCGCCTGCTTGACCGCGCGGCCGGTGGCGTCCACCGAGTAGACGCCGGCGGTGCTGAGATCGTCGGGGCTGACGTGGTCCCACTTCTCCAGGATCTCGTGCCGCCGCATCAGGATGTCGTTGCGTTCCCAGGCGGCGGTGTGGTGGTGCTCCGGCCCGGTGACCGATGGGTCGCAGCGGTACTGCGCCATCGGGATCATCTCGACGACGATGCCGCGGCGGACGTCCAGCTCGGTCTTGCCGATGGCCGCCAGGCAATTGCGCATCGCCGCGTGCTCGTCGGAGTCCTTCGTGAACTCGCCGCGGTCGTAGCGCTCGATCAGGACGCGGGCCTTGGCCAGCATGTCCAGCTCGTCGGGGAGGCGCTCTTCGCCGATCGGATCGGAGCCGAGGTCGCGCTGGAACCAGACCTTGAAGATGGCGATGCGGAAGTGGACGGAGTCCTGGACCCAGGCCTCGACCTTCTCCTGAAGGTGGCCCAGTTCCGCGAAGCGTTGGAACAGGATGGTGGTGACGCTGGCCAGGCCCTGCTGGCTGCGACGGCGCTGCGCGATCTCCGGGGGCATCACCATGCCCGGGAGCGGCTCGACCTCCTCGCGCGGCTTCCAGCGCACGGATTGCATATCCGGCACGGTGAGCGCGACGGTCTGGATCGCGTTGCGGTAGACGTGGTTGACGGTGACCTCGGCCGCGTCGGCGACCTCCGTCGCCGTGCCGCCGTTGATCGTCTCGAGGTCCTTGTCGCGCTGCTCGACGGCGGCCTTGAAGTCGGCGGTCTCCGCGGTGCGGTCCCACCATGACTTGACCAGCGCCGCCCGGTCGGGCGTCGTCTCCGTGGCCTCGCGCTCGGGCGCGGCGAAGCCCTGCTCGACGGCAGCATCGATCATGTCCGCGGGGTCGCCCCCGTCGGTCCCCGCGCCGCCGTCCGGGTGGACGACGGCAACGGGTTCCTCCGGCAGCATCGATCAGGTACCGACCGGCTCGACGTAGACGTTCGTGGCCGACGGCGTCGCGGTGGCGTCGCTGACGTACCACATCAGGTCGAAGCCGTTCGGCAGCTCGACCCTGCGGAACTGCGTGGTCGCGGTCGCGAAGCTCAGCAGGGACACCGGCGTCACGTAGTGCAGCGACACCTTGGCGTTCGCCGGCAGCTTGGCGGCGGCCGGGATCGTCAGGCGGGCGAAGCCACCGTTGTCGGCGATGGTGAAGTCCGTGGTGTGGCGCAGGACGGCGTCGACCAGGAAGATCGCGGCGCCGCTCGCCGTGGCCTGGAAGGCCTCATCGACGGTCAGGACCGTGTCGCTGGTGATCGAGACGACGCGGCGCTGCTCGCCGTTGATCTGGATCTCGTCGCCGACCGTCAGCTCCGGATCGAAGTCGGTGCCGGTGCCGGTGACGGTCTTGCTGCCGGCGGTGACCGCGGCGGTTCCAGTGCGCGTCGAGCGGTCGACCTTCACCAGCCAGTTGTAGTTGGCGAAGGCGACGTACACGAGCGCGCTGTCGTAGGTCGTCGCGGCGCCGGTGGCCAGGAAGTCCTGACGGTTGGCGTTCGCTTCGCCGAGGAAGTTGGCTCCCCAGACGGTCGCGCCACCGACGAGCGCGGCGCGCTCGACAGCGAGGCGAAGCGGGCCGAGGAATCGGCTCTGCTTCGAGAGCATGCGCGGGGTGGTGATGAACGAGGCGGTCGCCAGCGCTTCGCAGAGGGCGACCAGGGACAGGAGCGCTCGCAGCATGGCGATGGCCTCCGGGGGGTTTGGGTTCGGCTGGTAGCCGGACCATTCACCGACCCGACGAGGGCTGCATCTGAGCGGTGCTTGACGCCAGTTGTTCCACGGTGGTCCCGAGCACCCGGGCGATGAGCACGAGGTGGCAGGCGGGCGGTGGAGACGAGTACCTTGTGAGCTGGCTGACGTACTGCGGATGCAGCCCCGATCGCCGCGCCAACTCGCGCAGCGACCAGCCCCGCTCGGCGAGCAGCGCGCGGACGTTGTCGGCCATCGTGCGGCGCATGGCGTCGATGGTCGCGAGCGCCGTCTGGTCGCTGACGGCGCCGCGCTGCGCCCACTCGTTTGGCCTGGCGCGCGTCGGCGTCCCTGACCATTCCGCCCAGGCGGGCCCGGCGATGTAGCCGGCTTCGGTCTCCACCAGAGCCTTGCGCGCGACCAGGATCGAGCCGAAGGCCTGCGCGCGATCGGGCGCGACCTCGGCGAGTCGTGCGAGCGTGGCGACCGGCACGGCGCCGCGGCCGAGGTTGATCGTGAACAGGATGGTCGCACGCAGCGGCGGCAGGTACTTCAGGGGGTCCATGGTGATGGCTTCCGTGCGGTGGGTGCGGTGCGCTCGAGGTCGTCCCAGCTCAACAGGCGCGGATCGTTGTTCTCGCGCTTGGCCGGCGGCGCCGGCGAGGCGATCGCGACGTCGACCACCTCGGCGCAGCACAGCGACAGGGCATCGGTGAGGTCCTTGCCGGCCGCCGGGAACGCGGAGAGGTCGACGCGGGCCTGCGTCAGCCATGGCGCGCCGGCGGGCACGTAGAACGAGCCGTTGGCCATGATCGGCACCACGGAGCCCTTCGCGCGCGCGACCTTGTCGCCGCGGCCCTGGACGTTGACCCGCAGGAAGTTGATGTGCTTGCCGCTCTGCTGCTGCCGCGTCCGGAGGAACGGCTCGATGTAGAGCGCGACCGGGTCCTCGCCCCAGACCGTGTTCGCGCGCCACTTCCAGGCGTAGGACAGGATCTGCTCGTTCAACTCGCCGCCGTCCCACTTGCCGCGGACCGTGTCGAGCCACCACCAGCGCTGCAGCCAGTCGCGCGCGAGCGTGACGCCGACGCTCTCGCAGCCCTTGTCCTCGAGATCCTTCTTCGTGCCGGCGAGGTCCCAGGCCTGGTAGACGTGCGGCCAGGCGCCCTTCGGCACCTCGCGGCCCTTGCCCTCGGCGATGAGCTGCCAGAGCGCGGGCATCTTCTCCTCGCGCAGCCACTCGAGGTTGAAGACCTGGCCCATGTCGGCGACGAACTCCGCACCGATCTCCTGGCGGTAGTCGAGCGGACGGCCGACGTACTCGGCTTGAAGATCGGCCAGCTCCTCGCGGCTGATGTGCGGGTTGCTGCTCGTCGGCATCTGCCAGGACTTCCAGCCCCTCATGCGCGCCTTGCCGGGTTGGCCGCGGTCCCAGAGCGTCTTGAAGTCGTTGAGCACGCCGCGCGGGCTCGACAGGAACCAGGCGTCGCCGCGGAGATCCGCCAGCGTCGGGCGGATCGCCTTCGACCAGACATCGAGGAAGCCGGGCACCAGCGCGGCCTCGTCGACGATCGCGCGGCGGTACTTGCGCCCGCGGCCAGCGCCGCCGCGATCGCCACCGTCGAGCGACCAGAAATCGAGGATGCCGCCGGTGATGGTCTCGATGCGGTGCTTCTGCGTGTCGGTCCGCGCGATGATCGGGCGAAGCGTCTCGAGCGCGACGCGCCAGACCTCGTCGAAGATCTTCGACGTCCCGGCGAACCAGCCGACCGGCTGGCCGTCGAGCAGGCCGTACGTCGGGTCATCGACGGCCAGGTCGATGCCGAGCGTGGTCTTGCCCCAGCGGCGGCCGCAGGCGACGACGTTGAAGCGCTCGCGCTCGGCGTAGACCTGATTCTGCGCCTTGTGGCGGATCGGGAGCACCAGCTCGACGGCGCCGCTCATGCGTGCATGTCCCGGCTGACGTACCAGAGGCCGGTCTCGGTCATCTGCCCATTCGCCTCGAGCCAGGCCTGGGCGTGTTCGATCGACCAGCCGTTGATCTTCGCCCACGTGTCGGCGCCGACGAACAGGCCGTCGGGCTTCGCTGAGCCCGATCGCTGGTTCGCCGCCGCGATCAGGTGCGTCATCAGCGCCTCGGTGGTCTCGCGCCAGGCCTCGCGCGCCGGCTCCAGCGACGCGCGGAACGCCAGGTCCGAGAGCGTCGGCGACAGGATCGGCTCCTCTGGCGGGAAGATCATCGCTTCTGCCCCGCGATCTCGAGCCGCTGCCGGAGCACCGCCTGGTCGCGGTGCAGCCCCGGGCACGGCTCGCCGCACGTGTAGCCGTCGGGCCAGCGCGGCGCATCCAGCGGCGGTCCGACCAGCGTGGTCGGATGCATGACGCGACCGCAGAGCGGGCAGCGATGGACGCGCGCGAGCATCAGCCGCCCTGCCGGTCGGGCCGATATTCGATGATCTCCAACGGATACTGGCCCGGAAACCCAGCGACCAGGACCCACAGTTCGCCGCGGCGGTAGACGAAGTGGCGCATGATCACCAAGCCATCCCACACGAGGTCATCGACATCGGGCTCCGGCTCGGGGCTTCGCCGCGCCATCAGGCCACGCATTTCATCGTGCCCTGCGAAGCGCATCGATGCGTAGCGGCAGGCCACTCAGTTCCCCTTCGCCAGTTCCTGCTTCAGCGTCCGCATGAAGGCCTGCGCGGCGCTCTGGCCGACGTCGACCGGGTCGAGCTGGTTGACGTAGGCCGTCAGGCAGTCGGTGGTCAGCTCGTAGCCGGAGCGCATCTGCGTGATCCGCGCGAGGTCCTCGGCGCGGGTGAAGGTGAGCTTCACGACGGGCTCGTCCGGATCGACGGCGACGCTGAAGCCCTTGCCGCATCCTTCGCGCTTCAGCTCGCGGATGGCGACGCTGGCGACGGTCTGCACGTACTCGTCGGGCACGATGATGGTGCCCTCGTCGCCGAGTCCCGCCGGCACGCCCTCGGTGAGGATCTTCCAGACCGCGTCCTTCGTCTCCTTGCTCGCGCGGTAGTTCGGGTCGAGCCGCATCGGCTTGCCCGGATCAACGTGGTGGTGGTCGCCGAAGCCGTGCGTCTCGTGGGTCTTGTCGAACTCGGCCATGGTCAGTCCTGCTTGGTGAATTGGTGGAAGGCGCGGCAGCATCGCGCGAAGTCGGCCTGGCCGAGGATCGCGGTGATCAGGAAGGCGATGACGTAGCACGCGACCATCGCGGCAACGCCCAGGACGATGAACGGCAGCGCGATCAGGCGGCGGAGCCAGGTGATCATGTCGAGGCCTTTCGCTGGAGCGCGGTGTTCGCGCACGTCGAGGAGCAGGTCGGTGGCGGGCGGTGGGCGATGCCGCGCAGCGCCGAGCCATAGGTGATGGGCGAGCGGCGGCTCGGACGCTGGCAGACGACGCACGGCGCGGCCGGGATGCCATTGGCCTTGGTCACTGGAACACCAGGTCGTCGCCGTCGCGCTGGCTGACGTTGACGGAGACCAGCCAGCCGACGCTGATGTACGCCTCGACGATGTCGTCGATGATCGGCCCGAGCCCGGCAGCGGAGACGTGGATTGGCGGTCGACCGCCTGCCTTGATGACGGCGGAGATCTTCGTGTCGATCTCGCCCATCGCCTGCGCGAGCATCTTGTTGCGCGTCTCGGCGACCTGGTGGTCGAAGCTGCTCTTGGTGATCATCGCCGGCTCCGCCTCTCACGCCGCGTCGTCTCGAAGCACGCGGCCACGAGCAGCGCGGCGATGCCGACGCGCACGGCCGCCAACTCGGTGGCGCTCATCTTCCGGAGGTCGCGCTTCCAGGCGCGGACCTGCTCGCGGGTCATGGGGCGAAGCTTCATGGGTTGGCTTTCAGTCCGGTGGTGACGCCATCGAGCATGCCGATGGCGTAGGAGACACAGATGCAGGCGATGACGCCGATGAGCTGGGGCGTGGTGCTGGTGCACGCCGCTGCGCCGGCACCAGTGGCAGCTCCGATCAGGACGGTGCGGATGTTCATGGTGCGACCTTCGCGATCGGGACGTTGCGGCAGGTCTCGGCGTGGCGCGTTCCCCACGGAGCGCCGCAGCCGTGGCAGCATTCCTCGGTGAGGACGCGCGCAGGCCGCGGGTCCATGGTGACGACCTGCGGGCCGGCAGCGCATGCTGGGGCGTGCGGCACGAATCGCGAATCGGCATGGCACGACGGGCAGATGACGGGATCGGTCTGCGCCGTCGCCGACGCCTGCATCGCCACGCCGACGCGGGCCATGATCGCGTGCATGTCGGCGTGCGGCCGCCTGATCACCCAGACGCCGTGGTCGTTCTGGACGCGCATCGCCAGCTCGACGAGCGCGTCGCGGATCAGGCGCTGGAGATCTATCCGAGCCCTGCGCTCCTTCCCGGCCTCGGCACGTTCGGCTTCCCACTCCTCCGCCGTTATGCGGCAGTGGTCCTGCATCGCATCGAAGCGCCGCCCCAGCTCGTCGCGCAGGTCGAGGTTGTGCGAGCCCTGCGCCTCCGCCTCGTCAGCGCGCTTCTCGGCCGCGGTCAGGCGCGCGTTGAGCGCCAGGACGTTGTTGCAGATTACGGTCGCCAGCGCGCGCTTCGACCACTCGATGAACTCCGCCCGGTCCTCGTCGCTGATCGGCTGAACGGCCTCGGTGGTCACGTCGGCTCCGGCAGGCAGAAGCGCGCGCGCTTGTCCTTCGGGATCGCCATGCGGACGATCGTGTCGCGGTCGTCAGCGACGACGGCGCTGCCGCCGGCCTGGCAGTCCCATCCGGTGTAGTCACACCCGGCCTCGAGGAAGAACCAGCGACCATCGTTGAGGCGGCCGTAGATGATCCATGGCGCCTCGTCGTTCTCGCCATCAACCATGCCGGCGATCTCGGCGACGTCGGCGCGCGTGAACAGCGCGATCGATCCTGTGTAGCCGAGCACGCCGGAGACCTTCGGCCCGTCCTGGTAGGCCGTGGCGCACGTGTCCGGCTCGCCGGCGTATCCGAACGCCTCCTTCCAGTCGTAGTTGTCCAGTTCCTTAAGCATCCTCGGTCTCCTTCGGCGCGAGAGCGCCAGGCGCGTCGTTTCCGCGACGCACGGTGATGGTCAGCTCGCCTTCGTGCTTGGTCTTCTCGACGAACATCGCGTTGACCTTGCCGAGCAGCTCGGAGGCCTTCAGCCGGTCCTTGGGGTCCTGCTGCTTGTCGCGCATGGTCGCCTTCCAGAAGGCGCGGATCTCGTCGGCCTCGCTCATCGCCGCTTCGTGCGCCGGCTTCCCGCGCCCGGCGAGCACCTCGGCCACCTTTGGATTTCTGAGTAGCTGGTGCCCGGTGCTCGCGAGCACGGCGTCGGTCCCGGTGTACCCCGCCTTCTTCGCCGCCTTGGTGGCGTTGGGGTCGGCGAGGTAGTGCTCGACGAAGCGGAGCTGCCGCTCGTTCAGCGGCCGCGGGTTGGTCGGCACCTTGGCCATCAGCCCCTCCACCAGGCGTAGAGCCAGAGGGCGCCGGTGATGATCACCGCCCAGCCGAGGGTGTTGATCGCGAGGGCGACGGCGAAGCACGCCCACCAGGGCCAGCGGTCGTCGGGTGGGTAGGACATCAGGCGCTCCGCCGCGTCAGGTGACTCACGGTTGCGTGGTTGAAGCGTTCCCGCTCTGCATGCAGCGCAGCGCCGACCTGCTTCGCGTGCTCGATCGCGTCGATCAGGTGGGCCATGCCGGCGCCCTGCGCGTAGGCGACCAGCGCGTGGTCGAGCGCCCGCTCGGCGCGAAGCGCCTTGGCGATGAGCTGCCGATTCGCCGGTAGCTTGATCATGCCGGCACCGCTGGCCGGCGCTGGAGGACCTGCGCGTCGAGACCGATCGACCGGAAGAACTCGGCGCCGAGCTGGGCGCGGTACTCGGCGGTGAGGTCGTCACGCCACTTCGTCCTGGCCACGCGGAGCCCGCTCGGCTGGCGGATCCGGGCCTTCGCTCGGTACTGCCAGTCGAGGATCGCCCCGACGGTGTGCACGGTCAGCCCGTCGGCTTCGAACGCCCACTCGCTCGCCAGCTCGAGGTTGCCGCCGTAGGCCTTCACCAGGCCCATCAGGTCCTCGTCATCGATCGCGCGCCGCGCAGCGGCGGTGTCGATCGCGACCACCTTGGAAGGTCTGCGGGTCGCCGTCGGCGCCGTCCGCGCGGGAGACGACGGCGGCGACGACGTCGTCTCCTTCTGTTCTGTTCCGTTCTGTTCTGTTCTGTCGGCAGCATCCTGCGGCAGGACGCCGTCCGCATCGGCAGGCGATCGGCAGTCGGTCGGCAGCAGGTCGGCAGATGCGCGGTCCTGGTGGCGCTTCAGCCAGCCGACCTTCGGGTGCGAGAACAGCTCGAGCGCGCGCTGGCAGAACTCGACCGGCTGCTTCCAGCGCAGCGCGAGGTCCTCGGCGTCCCACGGCACGCCGGTCGCGGTGCCGTCGTCCGTAAGCCAGCCCTGGCGCTGCTGCTGCGCGTTCTGCCGCTGCCGGCTGCATGCCTGGAGGATGAGCACCCAGAGCCCGAACATCGCCACGCCGTCCGCCTGGCCGAGGATGCGCTGGAAGCCCATCCCGTGCTGCTTGTTCGGCATGATGACGAAGGCGGGGTGCTCGATCTCGCGCGACCGGCTGTTCTCGAAGTTGGTATCCCAGCCGAAAATCTGGTAGATGGGCACGGTCAGGTTTCCTCGGCGAGGTCGTAGATGCGGATGACGGTGGTCGGCTGGTCGTAGCCGGCGCGGCGGTAGAGCCCTTGGTCGTAGCTCACCTCCACCCACTTCGTGCTGTCGTCGCGGAGCACGCCGACGGCGACGAGGGCGTCGAGGAGGGTCTTGGATCCGCCGACCAGGTTGGCGGCGTCGCGGATCCATGCGGCGCGGTAGGCGACGATCTCGACGAAGCGCTTGCGGCCGAGGTGCGGACAGCCGCCGGCGGGGAGCGCCGCGGTGACGCGCCAGCCCAGCTCCTTCCGCTCCTTCGCGCGGCCCGACCAGTGCCGGCGCTCGGTGCTGTTCTGCGACGGGACCTCGAAGGGGATGACGAGGAGGGCGGCGAGGTTCATGCGACCGCCTGGCGCTGGCGGCGGCGCGGCGCGATCGCGGTGGTGAGGTTCGACCGCACCAGCGCCGCGGCGACTGGCGGGCAGACGCTGTTGCCGATGCGCGCGACCTGGTCGCGAGCGGTGCCGGTCAGGATGTAGTCGTCGGGGAAGCCCTGGGCCCGGGCCAGCTCGCGCGGCGTCAGCATGCGCAGGCCGAGGTCGATGATGGCGTACGGCTCGCCGCCGATCTCCACCGTCACCAGACCGAAGCGGTCGACGCTGGTGATGGTGTGCAGCGGGTCGCGCACGTCCTGCCCGACGGCGCCGGTGCCATAGAACTTGGTCAGGAAGGCGGCGACCAGCCCGGTGTGGCCACCCTGGCCGGTGATGGTCGGCGCCGGGGCGTCGAGCGCCGAGCCGATGCTGGTGCCGTAGAACTTGGTCAGGTGGCAGGCGACCAGGCTGTGGTGGTCGACGCCCGTGATGGTCCCGATCGGGCGCTCGAGGCCGTGGCCGACGACGCCGCCGTAGTGCTTGGCGAGGAAGGCGGTCACCAGCGCATGCCGCTGCGTCGGCATGATGGTATTGAGCGGGCGATCGACCGGGCCGCCGCCGCGGCCGTGGCGTTGACCGATCTCGATGATGAACGGCTTGGCTGCGTTCAGCACGTATCGCCGGACGCCCTCGGCGACGCGCGCCAGCGTCTTCTCGGCCAGCGGCCGCTTCCGGCCGAAGATGGACGGGCACGGGATGGACCAGTCGATGATCTCGGCGGCGACGCGGTGCGGGCGTGCGCGCCCGGGGCCGTGCGTCGGCTCGGGCCATCGGATTGCCTCGCCGTCGCGGCGCGCGATCAGGTAGAAGCGGACGCGCTTGGTCGGCGCGCCGTAGTCGCAGGCGACCAGGGTTCTCCACTCGACCGCGTAGCCGAGCGCGCGGAGTTGGGCGACGAACTCGCGGAAGTGCACGCCGGCCTTCGCCTTGATCGGCCGGCTGTCCTTGTCGAGCGGGCCCCAGGTCACGAACTCCGGCACGTTCTCCATGGCGATGACGCGCGGGGCAACGCGCGCCGCCCACTTCACGATGACCCAGGCCAGGCCGCGGATCTTCTTCGACACCGGCTTGCCGCCCTTGGAGCGCGAGAAGTGGGTGCAGTCGGGGCTGGCCCACATCAGGCCGACGGGCGCTCCCTGCGTCGCCTCGTCCGGATCGACCTCCCAGACGTCGCTGTGGTAGTGCTTCGTGCCGGGGTGGTTCAGCTCGTGCATCAGGATCGCGTGCAGGTTGTGATTGATCGCGATGTCGGGCGACCTGCCGAGCGCGATCTCGATGCCGTGGGACGCGCCGCCGCCGCCGGCGAACGAGTCGACGATCAACTCGCCGGTGAGGACGCCGGCGATGCCTGGGATGCCGAGCTGCTTCACGGCGCGGCCTCGACCTGCGCCGCCGACGTCGGCTCGATCTCGACCAGGCCAAACCCCTCGACGCCGAGCCAGCGGCGGCCGCTCGTGGGGTCGGTGACGGTGATGACCTGCCGCGTCCCGGGCATGCCCATGTCACGAGCGTTGAAGGCGTTCGTGGTGTCGGTGCCGATCGGCGCGCGACCGCTCGGCTGGATCAGGAAGTCCTGGCCGGGGACGGTGCCGGTGGTCGGCTGCCGAAACTGTGCGGTGACGGGCGCCGGCGGATCGATTGCCTCGATCGGCTCCGCCCTCGTCGACTCGAGGATGATGAACCCGGTGACGATGCCCACGATGGCGATGACGATGACCAGCTCGACCAGGGTGAAGGCGCGGCGCGGCGCGCTGGCGCCGGCGACGACGTAGACGACCGCCCGCGCACCGGTGCGCGTCTTGCGGACCTCGCCGAGCGTCTCGATCAGGCCGAGCCCCTTGGGCGGCTGCTCCTTCAGGTCGAAGAAGCGCGCGCTGCACGTCTGGTGCGGCAGCTCGAGCGCCACCTCGGCCTCGTCGCACGTGGCGCCGTGGTTCCCCTTGGACCGGATGAAGTCGAGGATCGCCTCGCGCTGCGCCTGGGCGCGCGGGAGGTTCTGCGCGCGAGCGGCGCGGCTGGTGTCGGCGGTGGTCGTCATGGCGTCCCTTCGGTTGGCGGTGGTGAAGCCGGCGTGCGAGACGCCG